AAAAAGGAGGAGATGAAAAGACTTGTGATGCAAAGGCTATTCGTGTTGCTAACAGTCAAGTGAATAGCAATATGCAAATAAATTTTGAAACTCTTTTAGCATACACACCGAGGCAGGAAACATATGAAGGCAGGAATTATTTGGTTGTTCCAGTTGTTATATTGGTTGAGGGTGTTCACAGTGGCAGTCGAGGCCCTGTTTACCACAACCCAGAGGAATTTGGAAAGATTGTGGATTCATGGAATGGAATACCTGTTACTTTAACACACCCTGTGAATGAGGATGGGGAATTTGTTCCTGCTAATAGCCCTGATGTTTTATCAAGTTTTGCTATAGGTCAGATTTTCAATGCTCATATGGAAGATCAGAAACTGAAAGCTGAGGCTTGGTTAGACATACAAAAAATGACTGCCATTTCTCCACAAGCACTTCAAATGGTTCAAAAAGGAGAAATGATTGAAGTTAGTGTTGGAATATTTAGTGAGGAAGTGGAAGTAGAAGGAGATTGGAATGGAGAACATTATATAGGAATAGTCAAAAATTATAGACCGAATCATCTCGCTCTTTTGCCCGGAGAGGTTGGTGCGTGTTCTGTGACAGATGGCTGTGGTTTTAGAGTAAACAAACAGAAAGGAGGTAAAACGGATGTGAATTTAGGTAAAATTTATAAGGATTTGAACAAGCAAGGATTCACGGTTTCTCCTATTGTTGTTAATGAAGTTAGTTTTCGAGAAATAATTGATCAAATTTACACCTTGGTTGATAGCAAAGATAGTGAAACAGAAAACTATTATTTGGAGGAGGTGTATGATGATTACATAATTTTCAGGAAACGAAAATTTGAAGTCAACAATGGAGAAATCAGCAGTTCTGAGTTTGTTGGTATGTATAAACAAATGTACCAAGTGGATGCCAATGACAAGATTCAACTTGTTGGTGATCCTGTTGAGGTAAAAAAGAATGTGACGTATGTAACGATGCAAGAATCGCAAACGACACGGAAGAGAACAAAGTTTAATAATAATAACGAAAGTAAGGAGGAAAACAGTATGTGTGAAAAATGTCCTGAAAAGGTGGAAATGCTGATTGCAAATTCTGCCACTCACTTCAGTGAAAGTGATAAGGAATGGCTTGGAGAACTGTCCGAAGACAAATTGGATAAATTAATTCCAAAAGTCTTGCAGACGAACAAGTCAAAAGACGAAAGTAAAACTGTTACTGAGCAGGAGGCTTGGGCAGTTTTGAAACTGAACAAAGATCAGTACGATGCTGGTGTTAAAATTTACAATGAGCAGAGAGCTGATGTAACTAAAGAAATCCTTGATAATTCTGAGAAAGATACTTGGAAAGAAGAAGATTTGAAAGGATTGAAGCTGGATGTGTTGAAAAAGATTGCTAAATCATTGCCCAAAAAGAATGAGGACAATACGTTTGGTAATTATGCCGGAATGGGTGCAGGAGTAGGTGGAAATGGTCAGGCAAATGCTGGCGATGATGCTCCTTATATTCCTGAAATTGAATTTTCAGATAAAAAGTAAATTGAAAGGAGGAAAATAGATTATGTCTTATAACACAATTAAATTGAAAAAGTACCAGGATATCATTGAGGAATATACAGCAACTGCGGTTGCCATTGTTCCTGGTTCATTGTTGGAAGTGACCAGTGCCGGTTTGGTGCAGGCACATTCCACAGAAGGAGGTCCTGTTCTTCCCATAATTGCTCTCGAAGATGAGTTGCAAGGAAATGGGATTGATGATGATTACGCCGTTTCTGATAAAATCCAATGTTGGGTTGCACAGAGAGGTGAAATTGCTTATTTAAACGTTGCTGATAGTGAAACGGTTTCTCAGGGAGACGAACTCATTAGTGACGGTACAGGGAAAGTGAAAGTTTATACCGGAGATGCTGCCTCAGATGAAGAGTATCCACAATGTCTTGTTGGCATAGCTGACGATGATTTGGATATGACTGATTCTGATGATGAAGCAATAGGTCGTGTTCCGGTTCGTATATTTTAATTAAAGAAAGGAGGAAAATGATATGAATCCGAATATTGATTTAATAGGCAGAGGTGGTTTCACTGGTGAAGTTGCTGAAGCTTTTGCGAATAGTGGTGCATTGAATGTTTATGCGATGAAACCTTATTGGGATTATGATAAACAAAGTAAGAAGTGGTTATCTTACATATCAATCTACAAAGGAGGGGACAAAACAAAAATTGAAAATTACACCCGGTTGCAGGTTAATGCCGCTACATTGCGTCGAGATGAGTGGAAACTGTTAGATGAGGCAGTGATGCAAGTTGCCAGAGAAAGACTGGTTGGTGTTGAAGATCTGCGGAGTCATGGATTAACCTACAAGTTAGGAAATCCAATGGGAACAACTATATTGGAATGGCATGATGTTGGTGAGTCTATGGAGGCTACAATGTCAATGGATGCGGTTACAAGAGGAAGAGGTGATCGCCCAACTTTTCAGTATAACTACATTCCTATTCCGATAATCCACGTTGATTATGAAATCAACGCAAGGGCATTGGCTGCAAGTCGTAACCTTGGAAATCCGCTGGATACTATTGCCGCAGAACACGCCGCAAGACGTGTTGCAGAATTCCAGGAAGATATGCTCTTTACGGATACTACATACAGTTATGGAGAAACTGATAGTCGCTCCCGTAACTCAATCTACAGTTATTTGAACTTCCCGGACAGAAATGAAGAAACCTTGCCTTTAGCTTGGGATAATTCAAGTAAAACCGGGACATTGATTATAACTGATGTTGTCAATTGTAAAAAGTCAAGTATCAGCAAAAACCATCATGGTCCTTGGATTCTTTATATTCCAACAGATTATGAAACGGTTCTTGACAAAGATTATGATTCAACAACTCCGGGAACAACGATACGTGAACGTATTTTGAAGATTTCTGGGATTGAAGCAATCAAAGTTGTTGACAGATTACCTGATGACAACATTCTTTTGGTTGAGATGAAGAGTGATACTGTTCGTTTAATTGACGGTCTGCCGATGCAGAACGTTCAGTGGGGAACAGAAGGCAATTTTGTAACGAAATACAAAGTGCTGACTATTCAGGTTCCACAGATTCGTTCCGACAGGGATGGACAATGTGGTATCGTTCATATGAGTGCATAAATAGGATAGTCACTAATCAAGTGATTGCCTTTTTGCTTTTTTGTTTAATCATTAACATTTTTTAAAATGAAAAGAGTTAGAAAAGACGAATTTAGAGTGCCCCCGCCAAACGATTCTTGTGAAATAGTTCGTTGGCAAAAAATAGGAGGAGGTAGTTTTCATATTGCCGATCATATTATCAAACCAAATGAAAGATTTTGGGCTGCTCGTGAATCCCTACCCAGTGCATTTATGGATACATTGCTCCCTTTGAGCAACCAAACAAAAGAAGAACAGGAGGAAAAAGAAGCCGAAAAAACTGATCACGGATATAAACTTCAACCGAGAGGAGGAGGTTGGTTTGACATTGTTGACAGCAATGGAAAATTGTTTAGCCAAAAAGCAATGAGAATTGAAGATGCTACAAAAATGTTAGAAAGCCTGTAAAAATATGTATTGGAGCGTACCTAAAATATGGGAAGATGGTAGTGTTTGGATAATTGGAGGAGGTCCGAGCATTCCAAAACTATTTGGTATTCCAGAAGAAGTTGTATTAAAAGTCTTAAATGGAGAGTTGACAGAATCTGCCTACTCTCCTTATATGACTGCAATTCACAATGAACACGTGATTGGAATAAATGCAGCTTTTTTACTTGGAAATTGGATAGATATGGTGTTTTTTGGAGACAGCAAATTTCTTCTAAAGTTTCAAAAAGAGTTGCAATCGTTTCAAAAGCTCAAGGTTAGTTGTGCTCAAGCGGCTTTGAAAAGGGGTTGGGTTCGTTCTCTGAAAAGAGATCGCAAACACAATAGAGGAATAACAACTGATCCTGCCTTCGTTAGTTGGAATGGGAACAGTGGTTGTGCTGCCATTAGTGTTGCTTATAATGCTGGTGTGAAAAGAGTGTTTTTGTTAGGCTTTGATATGAAGTTGGATGAAAATAAAAGTCAGCATTGGCATAGCAGATATAAAAAAGAAAGGACGTCAAGAAATCCAGCAGAACGAAAAAATCTTCCTTTTGAAAAACATTTGTTAGGCTTTCCAATGATTGCGAGAGATGCAAAAAGATTGGGATTGGAGATTTACAATGTTAGTCCGGATAGTGCCATTGGAGAGTTTCCTAAAATAACATTAGAAAAGGCGTTAGAACTTTCAAAGCAAACAACGGAAATTGATTTAAAAATTAACGAATCTAAAATTACCGCTCTTAGTGTTGTTTACAATACGAAAGATGTTTTCAAAAAAGCGTATGATTCAATAAGAGGTTTTCATCCTGATTTACCAATGCTTATTATTGATGGATCAGATAAGAAAGACCCTTGTTACGAGTATGTGAAAAGTTTAAAGTCAAAATATACTGAAATAATACAGGTTGAAAACAATATTGGACATGGTCGGGGTATGGATATGGGATTGAGGCAGATTAAAACACCTTACGCATTGATATTTGATTCTGATATTGAAATGATAAAAAGTCCTATTCCTCAAATGCTTGAAATGATGGACAATGAAACGTATGGAGTAGGTTGGATTTATAATATTGGAAGAGATGGTAGAGATTGGGGAAAGGGGCATGGACCAGACGAGCCAAAAATTCCTTATTTGCACCCTTATTTTCAGCTTTTGAATGTAGAAAAATATAAAAAATATCATCCGTATGTTCATCATGGAGCTCCTTGTTATTTAGCAATGATTGATATTTTTGAGAAAGGAGAGTCTGATAAATTATTAAAGGAATTTCCTGGTTTAACAGGGCATAGTTTATATCCTTTAAACAATCCTCGATATGCAATCCCTTCTCAATATATTAAGCATGAACTTGGTGCAACAAGAGTTATCAATGAAGCAATGGGAAAACCCGGAGTGCCTGGTACTTGGGTGGATGAATGGAAAGAAGGAAGTAAATTAAAACTTACTTTAATCACACCTGTCACACGTCCTGATAATCTACAGGAAATAGCCAAAAGCATCCCAAATGGGTGTAGGTGGTTATTAATTTTGGACCCAGATGTAAATCAAAATAATTTGCCAAAGAAGGGAGAGTATTATTTAATTCCGCAAAGGCAACATTATCACAAACGTAATTTTGCCTTAAGTTTGGTTGATAGCGGTTATGTTTATTTTTTAGATGATGATACTGTTATTCACCCTGATTTTCATAAATTATTGAATTTACCAGATACGTATGATTTTATACACTTTAATCAATGTTGGCAGGATGGTACTTTTCGTGTAGGAGGAAATATAAAAGTTAATCATATTGATATTGGAAATTATATTATTTCCAGAAAATTAATTGGTGATGTGCGGTTTAGGCATATTCCTAAAAGGACAGATGGTTACTTTGCAGAGGATATTTTTCCAAAAGCAGAAAATCCATTGTATATTAATGAGACATATAGTGTTTATAATTCTCTTGATAAAACCAGAAGGAAATATAATGTAATTGAAGCAAAAATACCGTATGGATTAAATGGTGATTTGGTTGGTGCATATAATTCAGCTATGGAATCTGCCAGTACGGATTGGGTGTTGCTTTTAGATCAGGATGTGTTCCTTTGTAATCCGTATTGGTATGAGATGTGTTTGGGAGCGATAAATAATGCTGATGAGAATGTAGGTCTTATTACTTGTGTAACTAATTATTTGGATACCTACAAAGGTCCTCACCGTAAAAATGTGCAGGAAGCTGATATTGTTGAATCTTCAAGTGATATTGAAAAACATATTAGAGTCGCTCAACAATTATATAAAAAACACGGTAACAAATTAAGGGTTGTTCCAACATACAGGGTTGCAGGATTTTTTATGTTGGTAAAAAAATCTATTTGGCAGTCTTTTAAATTTAAAGAAAATGCAGGGAAAGGTATTAAAGAAATAGACTGGTATTATTGCCAACGATTAAAGAAGGAGGGATTTAAAATTTGTGAAATGCCGGGGCTCTATGTATTTCATCGCAGGGATTTACGACAATTGAATTGGAAAGATGAATTACCTGAAAAGAAACAAAAAATTGAAATTGTAAAACAATCCTTTACACCTACATTAGATAAAAAATTGTTAAAAGTTATTTGTTTTAAATGGAAACATATTAATGGATATCGTTTACCTTATTTAGATGTTATAGGTGAGTATGGTGCTGATCATGTGAACAGGTTATATCATGCAGTAGAAAGAAATTTAACCATACCTCATCAGTTCATTTGCGTGACAGATGATCCGACTGGTATTGAGTGTGAAACAATGCCTATGTGGGATATTTATAGAGAATTAGGAGGGTGTTATAGCCGATTGCGGATATTTAGCAAAGAAATGGAAGATATATTTGGTTATCGTTTTGTCTCCATTGATTTGGATTGTGTAATAACTGGTTGTTTAAATGATTTATTTTCCCGTAATGAAGACTTTATAATGAATAAATATCAAGTACGCAACCCTGCATATAAAGAGCAAAGGTATAATGGTTCATTAATAATGATGAACTCAGGAGCAAGGTCAAAAGTTTGGGAATCATTTGACCCTGTTAATAGTTTGAGCATATTAAAGATAAGAAAAAGAAAAAAGGAATTGGTAGGGACTGATCAGGCATGGATCAATCATGTCTTGGGAAATGGAGAAGCGATTTTTACATCTAAAGATGGAGTTTATAATTATAGAGGGTTACCGAAAGATGGAGATATTTTACCTTCTGATGCAAAGATGGTTATATTTCCGGGTAAACGTGATCCTTCCCAATTTGTTGATAAACATGATTGGGTAAAAGATAATTGGAAATGAGTATAGAATTGGACATAGAAAATTGGAGATTTACTGATTTTATTCAGTATTATATGAAGAATCCTTATCCTGATTTTGATTACAGTACCTATGTAGATAAGCATAAGGTGAAGAAGTTTGTGAAACCTGTAATTAATGTTGCCAAGGAGTATTATTATTTTACTAAACCGGAACAAATAGATAATTTTAATTTTGATAGTTTACCTGATTCATTTATTATTAAAGCTACTCATGGTTGTAGTTGGTATGTCAAGGTGGTTGATGATTTCAAAGATGATAATTTAATAATTAATTTTGATAAATATGATGCTGTAAATAAAATGAAGAAGTGGCTTAGTAGAAAGTATAGTGAAGATAATGAAATGCAATATGATCAACTTATTCCGGGAGTTATAATTGAGGAGTATCTTGGTCTTAATTGCTGGCAAGTAGATTCCAATTTGAATAGCTATCCTATTAAAAAAGTTCAGAAAGAATTAAAGGAGTACAAGTTATGGTATATTTGGGGAGAGTTGATAGGAATAGCTGCTCTTGATCCTATTAATCATACGCAACAATGTTTTTATGATGAAAATTGGAAAGAGTTACCCTTTTCAAGAAAAAATAATGTAGATCATAAAAAACGATTTGAAAAACCTGATGTATTGTGTGAATTAGTTAAAATAGGGAGTAGACTTGTTAATTTGATTGATAACCCTCCATTTGTAAGGATTGATATTTATGATGTGTGTAATAAATTATATTTTGGAGAATATACATTTACTCCTTCTGGAGGATTGAATGAGTTTGTTCCTGATGAGTATGAAAAAAAGTTTGGTGAAATGATAAGATCAAAAATAAATGGATAAAATTTTGAACATATTATTGGTATTTAGATCTGGTGGAGATTTTGAAATGAGGGATGTTCTCCTACTTGCTAATCAATTGCAAAAGAAAAAAGGAACGTTTTATATCAATACGTATTGTTTGACAAATATTGTAAAAAATGAATTTCCTGTTTCAAATGTTACATTAATTCCAATGCAATTTGAATGGAAAGGATGGTGGTCAAAAATGAACCTTTTCTCTCCAGAATTGGAATATTTACGCCCTTACTTGTATTTGGATTTGGATACCGCTTTGATTAAGCCTGTTTCATGCGTTCTCCTTAACGATCTTACACGAAGTAATGTAATTATGCTACGGGACTTTTATAAGCGCGGAAAAGCCGCGTCAGGCGTTATGTGGATTCCTGCAAAAAATGAAAAAATACAACATATTTGGAATGAATGGATAAAAGATCCTGACGGTATTATGAAAAAGTATAGAGGGGATCAGGAATTTATCAATTCAATTATTGCACCAGATCATTATTGGCAGGACGTTACGAATGGAATTACAACGTTCAAACCTAATAGGAAAATAAGAAAAGAATTGAATGGAAAGGAGAATATAGTTTGTTTTCATGGTCGGCCACGTATTCATAAGGCAGCAAAAACCGTTACGTGGGTTAATAAATATGTGAAAGGAGAATTGTGATGGATTTTGAATTTGCAAAACATATCGAGACTAAGAATGGAGTTAAGAAAGATGAAGCCAAAGCCTTATTTAAAATAGCAAGTAATGTAACAGGTATTGCTGTTGAGATAGGTAGTTATATAGGAAGATCATCGAGTATTATCGCTTCTGGGTTAAAAGAAAAAGGAACAGGAAAATTATTTGCCATTGATCCTTGGGAATCAAGAAAAGGTCATAATTTCAGTTCTGGGATTAGAAGCAAAATGAGTTTATTTATAGATAATGTAACCAAAGCGGGTTGCATAGATTATATTACTCCTGTTATGCAAGATTCTTATGAAGTGTTGAAACGCAGGAAACCGAAAGAGATATTTGAGCAGCCTATTGAATTTTTATTCGTAGATGGTAATCATAAGTACGAAGGAGTGAGAAAAGACTTGGAATGGATTCCTTTAGTAAAAAGAGGAGGGATTGTAGCTTTTCATGATTACGGCAGACCGGATATACCAGCACCAACTCAAGTAATTAATGAATATTTAAAAGAATATCCTAATGTTTTAAAATTTGTGGATAGAATAAATCATTTAATTGTTTTTACTAAATTATAACAGATATGAAAGTAGGTATTTGTGCAATGATAAAAGACTGTTTACCTGAATACATCCAGGAATGGATAGAATGGCATCGGTTAATTGGTGTAGATTATTTCTTTATTTATGATAATGAATCAAACCCTCCCATTGTTAATAATGATAAGGGAGTTTTTATATTGCCTGTTTTAGGAGATGTAAGAGAGCAAAAATTAAAACATAGAAATTTACAATGCGAATCATATACTGATTGCATAAATAAAATAAAAAGTGGGAGATTTCCTAAATGTGATTGGGTAGCTTTTATTGATGATGATGAATTCATAATTGAGGAAAATGGTGATTTAAAATCATTATTGGAAAAACAAAAACAAAGTGGATTGGGATTGAATTGGAAAGTTTTTGGAGAAGAAAGTTTGACTAAGGACAATACGCAGATTAATAGGTACATAAAGCATTTACCAAAAACTCATGAAAGGAATCGGCATATTAAATCCATAGTACGCCCAGAGAAAGTACACGTATTTAAACATCCTCATTTTTGTAAATATAATAGTGGTGTTGCAAAAAATGTGAATGGTCAAGTTATTGAAGGAGCATTTAGTGATACGGTTTGGGAAAAGGCTTGGATAAATCATTACTTTTGTCGGGATGTTGAAAAGAAAATGAAAAGAGGAAGAGGAGCCAGTATAAAACCGTATAATAAGGATACATTTAAGAATGTGAATGAAGGATCTATTATTACAGATACTTTCGCAATTGAATTGTTTAAAATATTAGAGAATAGGAAAAGAAGTGTGATGAAATTTGAAACTTTTGATATAAAATTAGTAGACCACATTAATTTTCGTTCAGGAATAGGAAATAGGCATTTACAAGAAGTTTATCATTGGGCGTTGAATACCAAAGGAAATATTGTTGAAATAGGCAGTTTCCGAGGAAGATCTACTGTGGCAATGGCTACTGGGTTAAAGAAAAGAGGAGGAGGCAATATTTATTGTATTGATCCTTGGAACGCTCAGGGAGTGACAAAACAACATCATATAGATAATTTGAAAAAAGCAGGTTGTAATGATGTTGTGGTAAGAGTACAGGATTTGTCTTGGAATGTTTTGAAAAGTAAAAAGCCAAAAGAGTTGTTTAAAAATGAAATTGGATTGTTATTCATTGATGGTGATCATAGAGAGAAAGCTGTTAAAAAAGATTTGAAGTGGGTTTCTTTGGTTAGAAAAGGAGGAATAATTATTTGCCATGATTATGAAACAGTAAAAATATTAGGACCTAAATTTGCGATTGATGATTTTAATGAACAAAATGAAGGGGTTTTGAAACAAATAAGTTTGATAGGTAGTTTGATAGGTAATTTGATAGTATTTAAAAAGTTATGAAAGATTTCAAACATAGTCCAATATTGATTACGGGAATAGAACGTTCTGGCAGTACATTTATTGCTCGTATATTGGATATGTGTGATGTATTTAGTGGAGCAGGAAATAGAATGTTTGAAAATACAATGGTTCATTCTTTACATTATGAAATGATTCACAATAATGGAGAGTTGTTTCCAGAAACTGATCGAATAAATATTCCATATAGTTGGAAAGATGTTATTTTGACAGAAATGGAACAGGAGGGTTTGTGTGATGAGCAGCCTTGGATGGTTAAAGGAAGCATTCTTTCCAGGTATTGGCCTGTTTGGCATTATGCTTTTCCAGATGCAAGGTGGCTGATTGTAAGACGCAGGACAGGAGACATTTTGCAAAGTTGTGTGAAAACAGGATATATGAAAATGTTCAAAAATGCTGAGAATCTCAAAAAGGTGAATGCAGAAAATGAAAAGGAGGGTTGGTTGTGGTGGGTGCATCAGTACGAAAACAAATTTATTGAAATGGTTCATGAGGGTTTGAATTATAAGGAGATTTGGCCAGATCGTATGGCAGAACCTGTAGAAGTTGAAAAAAGTTTTAAACAAATACGTGAAACGGTTGAGTGGTTAGGATTAGAATGGGACGAAGAAATACCCAATGTAATACTTCCACTATTTAAACATGATAGGGGGATAAAAAATGGCAAGGACAACGGTTGACGATGTGAAAAACATATTGGATGATACCTCATTAACTGACGGTATTATTACAGCTTACATTGATGATGCAAATGTTTTTGTAACTGCTCATTTAACAGGGGAGGGTTTGAGTGATAGTGTGTTGGAAAAGATTGAGAAATGGATAACAGCTCATATGATTACAGTTACACGTGAACGTATGGCTGCGAAAGAGGGAGCAGGGGGAGCGGAAATCACATATACAGGGAAATGGGGAGAGGGAATGAAATCAACTCCCTATGGACAAATGGCAATTGAACTGGATACAAGTGATACATTATTAGATATGACAGAGGGGAAGAAAGAAGCCTCGAGTCGAGCAGTTGAAAGTTTTGAAGATTAAATGAAATGGGAATAACAAAAACGATACAAAGATTTTGCGTGCAAACCGCAGTTTATTGGGGCAATCCTCAAAATGACGGTTTTGGTGGATTCACATTTGATGATCCTATTGATTTAGAACCTCCTACGAATGGTGTTCGTTGGGAAGATAAAACTCAATTGGTTGTGAGTGCAAATGGAGCAGAAACGGGAAGTGATGCTGAAGTTTTGGTTTGTCAGGATTTAGATCTTGATGGTTATTTGTATTTAGGGAGTTTAGATGATTTAAGTGAAAGTGAGCAAGCTAATCCTATGACGGTTAATGGGGCAAGGCAAATAATAAGTAAAGAAAAAATTCCGATGGTTAAATCTACAACAGAGTTCGTTCGTAAGGTTTATTTACGGAGAAAATTTTATACATAATGGCAAAGAAAGTAAATATACCAGGAACCAATATTGCATTCATGGGTTCTAAACATTATGGAGCCACTGATGCCTCAGCGCGAATCGGAAGATTTGCAAGAACGGCTGGATTGCGTGGAGCACAATATAAGTTGAAAGGAATGTTGGCAGGCGGTATTGTTGAAGTTTTAGGAGGTAAGGAATTATTGGCAAATGTAGAGGGGACATTTATCCGTTTGGCTTGGTTGATTGAACAAGGAACAGGGAATGCGGTTGCATTTTTGAGATATGATATGGAAAAAACGCCTCCTTTAATTCCAGTGGATACAGGGGCGTTGAGAGCATCTTGGTTTTCTCGTCCAGTTCGTGAAATTAAAGGAAAGAATTATAAAATAGGAACGATAGCTGGTTTTGGGGGAACAAATGATTGTGATTATGCTATATACGTTCACGAGATGACAGACGAAGCATACGGTAAAAAGATTAACTGGTCAAGACCTGATTCAGGTCCTAAATTCCTGGAAAAGGCTTTACAAAGAAACAAAGAAGAAATTGTTGCTATTGTAGTAAAAACAATTAAATCAGGTTTATAATGAATCCATGTAGTGTTGATACTGTTGATATGTTAGAGGACGAAAGTTTAGGATTAACTTTTGGAACAAATTTGTTTATTGGGTTTGAACCAAGAACACCTGATGATACGGTTACCATTTTTGATACAGGAGGGTTCGGGCCTCAATTAACTTTTGACAAGAGTGAAAAATATGATTATACTAATATTCAAATCCGTGTTCGTAGTAATAAATACGATGATGGATGGGAATTAATAAATGATATTAAGGATGCGTTACACGGCCGGGCACATGAGACGTGGAACGATACTTATTATAGCTTGATACATTGTTCCAGTGATATTACTTTTTTAGATTGGGATAGTGAGCGTCGGGCACGATTTGTTGTAAATTTTGAATTACAACGGAGATGAGAGAAATGTAAGTTGAATTAAAAAATGAAAAGGAGGTAAATTATGTCAAATGCTATTTCTGGAGTTGGAACAGTATTTCTGCGTTGGAACTCTGCTCTCAGCACATGGGAGAAGTGGTCAGAAATAAATTCCATTTCAGGTCCAAGTATGACAAGGGATTTTATAGACGCTACGTCTTTGGATTCTACTGACGGATACCGTGAGTTTATTGCCGGTTTCCGTGATGGAGGTACTGTTGTACTGAATATGAACTTTACGAGGGATACCTACGATGATGCCAAATCCGACTTTGAAAATGACACGGCTCAGAATTATGAAATTGTATTGCCAGATTCTGCCAGTACGAGTTTTGAGTTTAGTGGTTTAGTTACTGAATTACCGCTGGAGATTTCAGCAGATGATAAAGTAACTGCCAATGTTACAATCAAAGTAGATGGGGCTGTCGAAGTGAACTCAGGTTCAGGTTCAGGAGCGTAAAAATTACTTTTGCTAATCAAGCATTTTTTGTATTCAACTTATAAAAACAATTATTTAATTATTTAAAATTTAATCAAAATGAGTGAGTTAGTTGCATTAAACAGAATTGCTTTACTTCAGCAGGATACGCTGAAGATAGAGAAAGTGGAATTACCTAACAGGGGAATTGTTCATGTACGTGAAATGACAGGTAAAGAAAAAGACATTTGGGAACAGTCCCTTATGAAACAAACAAAGACGGGAGACAGTAAAAATCCTGTTCAGTATGAAACTTCACTTGAAGATTTTCGGGCGAAATTAGCCGTTGTTACTGTTTGTAATGAACAGGGGGAATTGCTTTTCCGTCCTACAGATGTTGAATTATTGAACAAGCGAATGAGTGCCAGCAATTTGGATCGAATTATTACGGTTGCTCAACGTTTGAATCGTATAACAGAGCAGGATAAGGAAGAAATGTTAAAAAACTCAGAGGCAGACCAGGAAAAAGGTTCCAATTCCGACTCTGCAAACAGTTAGGCATTTCTCATCCTAAAAAGTTATTGGAACAATTAACAGCGAGTGAGGTTGCAGAGTGGGA